TGGGATGATTATGTGCTCTCCAATTGCTTTCTGAACGAACTCATCAACTGATTATGAAACTCTCTACTACATCTATTTCCAAGATTGCCGATGCTCTCAAACCTGCAGTGATCAATCACATCTATGAAGATCCTGAATATGCAGAATACATGCACGGTGCTGTGATTGAGGGTATTCGTTCTGCCATGGGTGACATGGACGATGAGTTGCTTTTTGAGATTGGTATGCTAGTATTTGATCGTATTGAATTGAGTTGATGATTGGACTAATTGCTGGACTGACCTGCGGTATTGCCACATTTTATGGTGTTGGTGATGGATTTCATGGGCAAACTACTGCAAATGGAGAACGATTTGATGCTTACCGTTGGACTGCTGCTCATCCTTACTTACGTATGGGAAGCAAAATTAGAGTCACAAATCAAGACAATGGAAAACAAGTAATTGTTCGTGTCAATGATCGTGGTCCATATTCTCATGCTGACTTGGATCTTTCTTATGCTGCTTTTTCTCATATTGCTTCTCCGCGTAAGGGCAACGCTGTTGTTTGTTGGCGAGTCGTTGGGTGAATAAAAATACACTCTACGCCACCATTATGCTAGTAGTGCTCTTTCTACTTGACATTATGGTGATTGGTGGTATATTATACAAAGGACACGCAAATTTTCCAGAACTTATCAAACATTTGAAATCATGAAAAAACTGCTTGCTCTTGCCGCTGTTCTGATTGCTGCTGCTCCTGCCGTTGCACAAGAACAACAAACATATCGCCCTTTCACATATGAAACTCCTTGTATGCTTGAGGCGGGTGTTCAAACCTATCCTGATGTGTGTAAGGTAGTTGAAACCCGTGAAAAGAGTGGTGCTCTTCGCACTCGCAATATCTTCTCTAATAAGTTTGGTTTGACCATCAAAGGACGATTTGACAAAGAAAAAGGTTATATGACCTGGGACAGTCATAATAAGTATGAATATAAGTGGGAATATAAGGTTGGTGGATCTGGTGCTGCAGATGGACTGGGTGCCTGGACTTATGTGATGCCTGGTTTTTTACTTCAAAACGTTAGTTGGGATTGAATAATGAAAATTACAGAAGCAACAGTTAATTTAAATGTACATGAGATGGGTGTGATTCTCTCTGCACTGCAAAATCTTGAAAATGCAGATGAACATCGTATTGCAAAAGAATATGGCAGTGTGCCAGCACTTTATGATAAACTCCATTCCTACTGGGAACTGATGGACAGATCGCAAACTGGCATACGCAACGACGTGGTGCCGTCCTTCTGACCTATAATACAAAGGTAATCGGGACACAACCAGTGCAAACTCCTCAACTGACCAGCAAGGATGGCAATATGGTGGTTGATTTCTATCCTGTCAAGACTCCTTATGGTGACATTTCTACCACTTGGTTCCTTCGTGCCGTCACCTTTGCTCCTCACGGTCAAGTGTCAAAGAAGTTTCTCAACAAAGTAGAAATGCTGTTGGACATTCGTGAGCGTGTGGCATACGGTTACAGTCAAACGGGTGATAACTCTAACCTGCCTCAACTTGGCAATCCGATGGCAGGTGCCTGCTGATGAAAACATCCTACTGGTTTCTTGGAATCATCGCCATTCTCATGTGGAATGGTCTGATCATTAAACGCGATCAAGAATTATTCAAGGCATATGATAAAGTCTGTGCCGAACTTCCACAACCTCATCACGATTGCAGTTACGCCAAATGAACAACGAAGACATCAAACAATTCATCAAGGCATTTAATGATTTTACCAAACATGCAGAGGTTGAATTAATGCATCATGACATGAATCAATCCTATCTTGAGCATGAACTACGTAAGCAAGAATCTAAAATGATCATTGAAAATGAGATTGAGAAAAAAGCAGCAGAACTTGAGGTAACTGTTGATTATTACATGGAAGAGTTCATGTAATGAATGATCAAACAAAACTCATTCTGGCACTGATGCAGATTGATAATCTTACCTCTCTCATTGAGGGTACTGAGTATCAGTCTTTTTTGTACTCACATCTGATTTTAATTCAGATTGAACTTCAACGCCAATTGACAAATCTCAAACATTCGGTTACAATCAAGGAGTAATTTAAAACATCAAATGAAGTATCTTTACATCGTCACCTACTGGGTTCCTTTTCCTTCTTCGGAGTATGGTGGCACGATTAGTTTGATTGCAGAATCTGATACAGAGGCATTTGAGATTCTTTCCAAGTCTAATGATTTTGATGACCGTTATACGGATCGTATCATGGAACGTGTGGTGAATGCACATAAGTTCGCTCTGGCAAATGAGGAGAACTCCCGTATTGTTGATGTGTTTATTACTTGACGTATGAAATACAATCCCAGAGTCAATGATTATGTGATATGGAATAATGGTAAGGGTGTTGAGGGGTGGGTGTACTTCAAGGGAAAGGAATATATTACCATTGAATCCAACGTCCGCCCCAAGGATTCCGAAAACCTTTATGCCTGTTCCATTCATGAAAATGAACGATTACTTGTTCTTTGCTACATAGACCAATGGAAAGAACTCATTTATGTCAGATCAAGGGAATCAGTTCATGAAGCCTAAAAATCCCTGGAGATGGTGGGCAAAGGCACTGGGTGAAAAGGCATCAAAATGTGATAAAGAATCGGATAACGTTGCAATCATTCGCACTATTATCTTTGCAACTTATCTGATCACGAACTGTTTCATCATTGCTGGTGTAATACGGCATTGGAATAAGGAAACAATCATTGAGATTTTTATTGAATCTCCCGTCTCTTCAATGGACACAAAGGAGTTGTAAACATGGAGATGAAAGATTTAATTCAGGTGTATCCAAACAATCTCACACCTGAATTTTGTCAACACATAATTCAGAAGTTTGAGTCTGATGACAAAAAAGGTCCAGGAAAAGTAATTGGTGATGGTAGCGATAGTGAATCTTGTATTCAACCAGAATATAAAATGTCAACAGACTTATACATCACTAAATGGAGTGATTGGAAAAACGAGGACGATACTTTTTATGACTCACTTCGCCAACCACTTATTAATTATATAAAGTATTGTGATTCAATTAACCCAGAAATAGTCATGGGTTTAGAAAATAAATTATGTGATAGTGGATATCAAATTCAAAGAACCCGTCCAGGAGAGCACTATACCTGGCATCAGGATTGGCACTATGATATGAAACATGGATATCGGGTTTTTACTTATATTTGGTATTTGAATGATGTTCATCATGAGGGTGAAACTGAATTCATTGATGGAACTAAAATTAAACCAGAACAGGGAAAACTTCTATTCTTTCCTGCAACCTGGACTTATGTTCATCGCGGTGTGAGTCCAAAATGCGAAACAAAATATATTTGCACTGGATGGATTCATTGTAAGTTTGATTTTTAGAAGTAAATGTTAAATGAGACTGATATTCTGTTTTCCTGACTCTCATTACACTTCACATAATGCCATAAATGACCAGGAATGAGATAGAGACGCCCAGTTTCTGCTCCTATTTCTATTTCTAACATATTAAACTTACGAGCGTATAAGTTACCATATTCGGATCCGTCTTTTCTTACAATGGTTAAATTTCCAGAATCCTTCGGAGCAGTTATATAAAAGACACCAATCAAATCTGCTCTAAAATGGTGGTGAACAAAGTTATATTGATATGCCTTATTAATATTAAACCACCAGTACAAAGATGATAAATTAATATTTAAATCATAGAAATCTACAGTATCCTGAGAAAACTTTCTTACTGTTTGAATCAGTTGCTCAAAGTTTTTATAGTTTCCACATTCATTTAGGTTTTTAGTTGGAGAATGATAACCACCATGATTTGATGCCTTAATGGATGGTTCATTCTCTTGAATCAAATAACACTCTTTTTCTAGTTCTTTTAGATCTAAGTTTGGAACACAGGATCTTATAAAACTTGGAAAGATAGTGTCTTCTAATACCTGACTATATTCAATCATAATCTCATTTTAAGTTTCTTTATATATTCTTATAATACCAGTAGTATCCTTTCCAACTATACTGACCAGGATGTTCTAGACTCTTTTTCAATGAGGTTCCTGCACATCCATTACCTAATGCTCTACATGCTGCTTTAATACTCTCATATTCTGGTCCATTTTCTTCTGTTAATTTATTGATTCCATAGATTGCTTTTTTCTTGTTCTTTTGTTCAAGTATTTTCCATTTATATCCATAACACTTACCATTCCTACGTGCAGTCACTAATATATTTGAATTCTTTCTTGGATCACCCGTAATTTCTTCTGCTGCTTCTCTTACGGTATTCCATTCTTTTATTTCACCAGTTTCAATATTTGTACCTCTTATTCTAAGACCACAGTGTTTACCATTTCCTCTATGTTCTTCCTTAATTACAGTGCCCCAGGCATTTGTTGATATGGGTCTTGGTTTTGGTGGTGGTTTAATTTTGGGTAAGTCATTATATTCTGGTTGATATTTGGTTATCCAGAATTGATACTTTTCTTCTAATTGCTTTTCATGACAATCATCTAATTCACGTATGATAAACTTATGAACACCGAACTTGCGAAATGCTTTGTGAATGGGTTCTTTTGACATCTTTTTAGATGCCTCTATATGTGCCTGCCATTCTTTATTCATCATTAACGTAGTCTTACCCACGTATTTGAATCCATTGTCTTTGTTGATGATTAGGTATATAATGCTTCTCATAATAGTGCAGAGTACTATTAATGTATTGTACAACACTACTATGTAGGATTTTGAGTATTTCTTGATACTTTTTAATGAATGTTGGCAAAAATGTATAATAGAAGTGTTATATGATTATATAATATTATAAATCTCTCTTAATGCTCTCTTAATGTTTATAAATGCTTATAAATTCTTATAAATGCCTCCGAGTCTTGTGAGTTTGGCCTGCATAGCATAAGGAGCGCAATTTGTCAACCCCTACCCCACCAAAATGCTCTGAGACCCACATAAGATCTCGGCGAGATTGTAAAACTATATAATGTTAGCGTTATAACACAATATGATGCTATATTTGCTATATAATCTCATGATCTCGTCTAGATTTTGGGTGGGCACAGGGCTTGCAATCTCGCCGAGGTCACGCTATAATACTCCAAGTTACACAATCTCGGCGAGTTTTATGTACGACGACTACGATCTCGACTATACTTTCGGCAACGATTACGCAGATCTCGACGAGGATACTTATGCCGATCTAGGCACACCAAATCTCGACGAGGATTACGCACGGGATGGGCAAGATTATCAAGATCTTGCATATCGCCATTATGCATGATAGAATACCAGAACAACCCACGAGATACTCATGATCGCACAAAAACGCAAGGTAAGTGTCACTCTATACGTTGAGTGTTATGATGATCTAGATTTAGAAGACATTAATTGGCGAGAACTGCTTGATCTACAAGGTGACGAGGATGTACATGCTAGCATCAAGGATCTAGATCCGTGGTGAGTAATGTGCCAGTTCCTATACTGGCACATTTATTATAATATACTATAATGGTATAACACTATCGTTATATAATTATTTTATGGCAGGGGCGGTGGCGATGTATTGTCGTCCACAGGGATACCCCTCCCCTCATCTGATTGTCCCTATAAGATACCACAGCACCCTGCCAATTGGTGTGGGGTTGTGCCGCCTTGTGAACTGGTCTAGTGTTGCCTTGAAGAACCAGGAAGCGGGGTTATGTTGGTTCTGTTCAACACAAACGCCCCATGGTTTTCATCACCTTTCCTGATCACGGTTGTGTGTATACTCTCTCCCAGGAAGATGGCGATGAGTTGTACTTTGCACCCATTTATAAGAATGG